AACTCCAAACCCATTTCATATCCATACACGCGGAAATCCACATTGTACTTTTTGGACATTTCAATATAGGGTTGCTCTTCGATATTCCATGCAGCTTTCATGTTCACAACGAGGATCGACTTCTTGCCCTCTTCGCAGAAGTCCACATACTCGCCTTTTTCTATGAAGTTTCTTCTCGTCCCCTCGATATGAGCACTCTTGTCTACATACAGGTACATTTCTTCGCTGTCGGGGTCGTGCTCAAATCGAACAGCACCCTCTACAAGCTCCGTGTGTGCGCCGTCGCCCAGCCAGTTCGTAGTGTAGCAATGCAGACATTCCTCCACCCACCGCTTAATATCTTCTGGTTTTCCGCGGATTTTCAGTTTTCCCTCTACCCAGTTCGGCATAATTCATTCTCCTTTCAAAATCCACACCCGATGCTCACCGTACCCGCTCCACGACAGCGCGTTCTCATGGGTATCAACAGCAACATCAAGGTGCGTTCCCTGCACTCCCGCGCCCTTGTCCTGCACAATGCGGATGCCCACATTCTCAATGTACAGAACCGTTCCATACGGAAAGATTGACTGATCTGCCGCCACGGTCACACCTGCCTGTATGGGCTGTCCGCTGGCCGTAATTCCGTGTCCTTCTCCGCAGATATGTTCGTACTGTTCTGTGCAATATGCCGTGCAGAAAAATGTACCTGCCTCTGTCAGCTCGATTTTCCTGTCCGCTGTTTCATCAAGGCGAATTTGCAGAGAATCAATAACTTCTTCGTCCTCTACAGCCCGGTCAAGCCAGTTCTGGGCACGGCTTGCGTAAATATCCCGCTGGGTCTCAAGGTCTGCAATACGGCCTTTCAGTACGCCGACCTTTGCGCTGTTGACGATCTCAGCCGCGAAGAACAGCACCAGAATTGCTTTCATTTTCCGTGTCATTTCCAAACCACCTTTTTGTTACTGCAATTGGAAATTCTTCAATTTCAGACGCCCACACTGCTGTACCTGCTCCATATGCCGTCTCCCACACAAGCGGGAAACCGCCAATTCCATCAAACAGGCTTCCCAGTGTTGGCTTATCTTTCAGGTATGGCCGCATCTTCTGGGCAATCCAGAACCACTGCGGAAGGGCAATGCTGTTTCCCAGTGCCTTATAGCGCGGCGTATCTGCCGGTTTATGCTTTTTTCCTTTGGTGTCCGTCCATTCCCCGATGTCTGTCCATCCGTCCGGGTATCCCTGCAGGCGCTCACATTCCGTCGGGGTCAATCTTCGGACGATCCAGCGCACGACACGTTCCGCCACAAGGCATTCCCCACCGTTTCCGATATTTCCCGTTTTCGCTTTCAGTGTTGCACTGCTGTCGCTTTCCTTGTATGTAGAGAAAGTCTGCTCGCTATAGGTTTTTCTTTCAGCAACCTGCGGCCCCGCTGTCGTCCCGGTATTCTTGCAACTCAAGGCTGCCGCCTTGCTTCCGGTAACAGCTCCGTTGTACAGATCGACCGCAATAGCCGTATAGTCTGTGACGCGGCTCTCATGATCCCCGGTAATGGTCGGAACTGTCTTACCGTTGCCATTTCCACGAGCGTCAAAGACGATTGGCTGGAAAAGGGTCTGGTCTTGAAGCGTCGAGAGCGTTCCCGTCTTTTCTGTCTGCACCAGTGCGCCTTTCCCGCCTCCTGCACATCCCGAACGGATTTTCAGGGTGTAGGCTGCCTCCCCTGCCACCACTCGATCATGTCCAGCAGGGCAGTTTTGAGTAAATCCGGTAACGCTTTGCCACGTCGGGATGCTCTTGTCAGGATTCCCTGACAGGCCCGTGCGCTCAAAAAGTATCTCTGCGGCACATTGACCTCTAAAATCTGCGACAACTGCGATACGCTTTCTACGCTGGGGCACTCCCCAACGTTCAGCGTTGAGCAACCGCCATGCCAGAGACCAGCCGTTTCCGATGATTGCTCCGGCCTTGCACCATCGTCCCCCCCCCGCAGGTCGAGGAATTGAAACGTCTGGTTGTGCCGCGTGGGCAAGTTTTTCCAGCACGGTTCTGAAATCTTCTCCGCCGTTTGAGCTGAAAGCTCCGGGAACATTTTCCCAGATAGCGAAAGCTGGATACATTCCATTTGTGGCAACCCTCATTTCTACAATAACTCTTATGGCTTCTGTGAACAGACCGGAATTTTTCCCCTCAAGGCCAGCTCTCAAGCCTGCCATGGACAAATCCTGACAAGGCGAACCAAACGTGATGCAGTCCACGGGTTCAATCTGGTCTCCATGGATTTTAGTAATGTCGCCCAAATGAATCATTCTTCTGCCTCTTTAGATTTAATTGCCATCCACCACAGTGCGGCATGAAGCGCGAAGCCCGGACAAGCCTGAACCGTTACCTGACTTGCCACAACCTTAATCGCTTCTTCGATTTCTTCTTGTTTCGGCATTGTCGCGTGAAGGAATCTCGCCTGTGCAATTTTCTCCAAAATCCTTATTGCATCGACGTAAAGCACTCTTTTTACCTCCTATTGATTTTTTCATAGTTCTTGCACGGGTGGCCGGAATCGAACCGGCTTGCCTACCGATGGGGGATCAGGACGGCGGACAACTTCCTTGCTGCACCCGCATATCAGAACCCACCGCGCAAGAGAGCAGCGCGGCGGGCCGGTCTTAGTCAAGCAGACCTTCCACCTTTGGCTTGGGTGGATCGGACAAGGCATTTCTTCGCTCATGCGGCGTGCACGCCCAAATCGGTTTCCGCACCGTCATGCGGGCGTAGCTTGGCAGAAAGGCAGCGTGGTCTTGCACCAGCTTACACGGGAGAAACGCCGCCATACGGCACCCTCTGCCCCTGTCGGTGCGTCAAATTATGGACAAACGCACCGGCTTCCATGAATACCTGCTGCAAAGCGGCGCGGACGGGGTGTGGCCCCGCTGTCGGCTTCTCCCTGCGTCGTTTCAGGGTTCAGCCCCGCGCCATATAAAAGCCGCCGCGCTGACGCGGTGCGTGGCGGCTCATTCATACCTTAGATGTTTTTGTATCAGCAGCACCCTTGGTTTTTTCGTAACGTTCACAGTTCGTATCATAGCCACTGCACGGTGCACACCGTTTGTGGGTGATCTCGAACGTGTGCCTGCACTGTTCATTTTTGTGCAGGTCTTTTTCGGTGGGACTTCTGTTATGTACCTTCATTTACAGCCTCAGAAAGGAACTTCATCGTAGTGTGTAGCGATCATATCCGCGAAGTGCAGACACAGGGCTTCCGGGTAGCGGTCATAAACAGCACTGAGCGTATCCCAGTCCTGCGACCCGCTGTATGCTCCCATGTGCCAGCGAATCGCCACGATCTCCCGCGCCGTCAGCTTGATGTACTGCTGTGCCATGATGACGCTTCCTTCTCCATGGCCCACCAGACCGGCGTCAAAGTATTCGTACTCACCTTTGCCTTTATCGCGGTACTTGCCCACCTTGCAATAGTCGTGCAGAAGCGCTGCCGCAAGAACTTCATTCCGGTGACATTTCTTGAAAGCGTGATTCGTTCTGCACAGTTCCATTGCCGCCTCTGCCACACAAACCGAGTGCTCACACAGACCGCCGGGATGGTTGGAATGGTGCTTAATGCTTGCAGGCTTTTCAAAGAACCCCAAAGCCACCATCTGCTGCCAAAGGTTTTCCGCTCCCGGACGATCAGCAAGGCCGCTCTCCGCCCAGAGAACCTCAAACTTTTCTTTCGGCTTCATGTCCTCATACAGTTTTTCGTTATCCATGGTTCGGCTCCTTCTGTTTCAAAAATTCTGCCCGGCCCTCCGGGTATCTTGTCGGTCTGTCGAAAATCTCCGGGTGCTTTTCGAGCATATCCAAAAGCATTTCCCGCATGGACGCCGCCATAAAGGGCGTAAATTCACTGCTCACACTCCCCCGCCTTTCTGCCTGTATTTCTGGCAGCGGGTTTTGTTTTCGTTCCTCCCGCCATTGGAACCGCCCTGTGTCAGTCCTCCGGTTCAAAGAGCATTGCCACAAAGGCTTTCAGCTTGTTCACTGCAGCTTCTTTTTCGGCTTCCGTCTTGGCCGTCTTTTCAGCCCAGCAGTCCTTGACCATTTCATTGATGATCTCAAACATACTGTCTTTCAGACCTGCCAGATTTTCCTCGTCATCGGCTACCGCCATGAGGACACGGGCCACAATAAGCTCTGCCGCCGTCATCATGCCAACCGAACCGCCGTGAATGCTGACTTCCAGACCATCAGCCGTTCCCACGGCTGTAATTTCCACATTACAGTTCATGCTCTATCCTTCAAAGTCAACCGTTCTGCAGTTTGTTTGCCAGCGCCACAATGAAGTCCTTGAAGCCCGGCTCTGTCTCTGCAAACTGCCGTGCCATGCGGAACCCTACCGTCTCGCCAACAGGAGGCTTTTCCTTCTTCTCTGCCGGAGCCGCCTTTCCCTGCGCTTCCAAATCGTTCTGCACCGCATCAGGAATTTTGTCCTGAATCTTCTTGATAACGTACGGACGAAGCGGTTCGGGAACTTCTGCTACAACGCTGCCCACGATCTGGATCGTTAAATCCAGCAGATCAAGCCCGTTTCCCTTGAACTCGACCGACGCACCGCTGCCCTTGACCTCTCCGTGAATAAATGCGTATGCCATACTCTTTGTCCTTTCTGCTTGCAGGTAAATTTTCGGATATGTGGGTGCGCCCCGGAGTTGACACCGGGCGGCGGGGCTTGACGCTCCCCGCCTGCACTGGCCGCACCATATAAAGGCGGTGTCGGACATACCGCCTGCCCATGCGGGCCGCTCTGGCGTGTTCTTTCAGCCCTTGCCAGATAAGGCTTCATCTCGCCGACGCCGCCGTTCTTCGCACTGACGGCGGATGATCTCTTTTCCCTTGCGAATACGCTCGGTTTCTTCAAATCTCCACCTGCCGTAGGACAGCCCCGCGGCGTCGGCCTGCCGGACATCCAGCATCAGCTTGTCCGGCTTCATCTTTTCGGCCATTTGCTCATACCCTCGTGCTCCTTGTTGTGCTTGTACTCCCCGCCGTGCTATAATTTGAACATATAAAATGGGGAGGGGGTGAATTTATGAAATACTACTTTGTCGATCTTCGCGCACTACCCATATCTGAACGTATAGCAGCTTGTAAGAAAATGGAACAGTACGCATGGGAAGTCTTTGAAAAGGTTGGAACATCCGGCCTTGAATCCGCAGAGGTTTGCTGGACATCGCCAGAGGACTTTGAATCTTCTCCTTGTTTTCCTCAAGGATGCAAATGCACGCTTCTGGGAAACTGATCTTACGTCTTTGTGGCGGCGTGTGTAATAAGCAACGCCGCCGGAAAGTCCGGGTCGTAGTTGAACTCGATCCGGGCTTTTGCTTTATGGTCAACAAACCTCATGAATGCCCCGATGTCCCCCAACTTCTGAAACGCTTCTTCCTTGCGCCATACACCGATCCCGACGCCGTTGCAACGAACTTCTTCCGGCTTGTAGCCGTAATGTTTCAGAACTTCGTCCGGGTCGATTTCATCAAACGTCTTTTTGTTCAGCGCTTCTACAATGTGTTCAGGTTTCAGCGTCATGTGCTCCGTCCTCCTGCCTTTCGGATTCCTGTGCGGCGCTTTCCCTCTGCACAATCTCAGCAATCGGAATATTCAGAACCACCGACAGCCCGCCCGCAAGGGACAAGTCCATCCGCTTCTGACGCTCTCCGGTTTCGACCATCTGATAATACTGCCGCGAGATTCCAATGCGGTTTGCAACATCCTGTTGCGTAAGACCGGCCTTTTCGCGGGCTTCAATAAGGTATTCTCTCACCTGTTCTCTCCCTCCCTTGCAACGTGTCGTTGCTATCATAATAGCTTTGCTCCTTTCAAATGTCAACAATACGTTGCATTTTCAGCGTATTGCACAGTTTCTTTGCAACATTTTGTTTCCTCTGTTGAAAAAGCAACAATCAGTTGCTATAATAAAGTAAAAGGGGGATGCTCAATGGAAAATCTGACTATCATCCGTAAAGAATCTCACGCTACCCAGCAGGAAGTCGCTGACTATCTCGGTATTTCTCGTCAAGCATACGGCAACTATGAATCCGGCAAGCGTGAGCCGGACTATGAAACGCTCTTAAAGCTCGGTGAATACTTCAATTGCAGCATCGACTATCTTCTTGGAAGCAGCCGTGGTGTTCGTTATCCCCTTCTCTCGGAGTTTGAGCGTAACCTATTGGAGCAATATCGAAGCGCGACACCTGCCATTCAGAGCGCAGTTTGCAAACTTCTTGATCTCAATGGTGAGGCTTGATAGAATCCATGAGGTTCCCCTGTCAATACAGGGGAACCTCCGCGTGCTACACTCTGTTGCTTACATATCCAGTGTAGCACGCGGAGCCGCCATCTTTTCCAAAGTCAATTCGCCTTTTTACTCCACAATTTTACGTTGATTATCTTTTATTCTTCATTTTCGTAAAATTTGCAAAAAGAAAAAGCCCGCCGGGCCGAAGCCTGACGGGCTATAGATGAAACTGTATTTATATAATTCAGCAGCGATTTATGATTTTTCGTCTCACACGTTGCGCTTTCGTCTAATCTGCGGGTTAAATGAGACGATTACTCGAAAGGACGCTCAAGGTATGGCAAAAAGAAAATTCAACAAGGGCGGCGAGGTTCGGCTGGTCGCCTATTACAGATACAGCGGCGGCAGCGGGCAGACTGAGCAATCCATTGAGGGCCAGCGCCGGGACTGCGAGGCCTACGCCCGCCTGCACAATATGACCATCCAGAAAGAATATGTGGATCGTCACATCAGCGGCAAGACCGATGATCGTGCGGCATTCCAACAAATGATTGCTGACAGCGACAAGGGTGCATTCGATATGGTGATCTGCTGGAAAACAGACCGCTTCGCCCGGAACCGCTATGATTCTGCCGTGTACAAGAAGCGTCTGCGTGACAACGGTGTTGAGATCGTCTATGCTGCTGAATCCAACATTTCCGGTGCGGAAGGTATCATCATTGAGGGCGTGATGGAAGCGCTGGCCGAATATTACTCCGCCGAGCTGGCTGAGAAGATGCGCCGCGGCATGAGGGAAAGTGCTCTCAAAGGGCAGGCCATCAGCCGTTGCCGCGCCCTTGGCCTGAAAACGGACGAGCACAAACGGTTCGTCATTGATGAAAAGACCGCACCCACTGTGCGCTTTATCTTTGAGCATTACGCCGCCGGGGAATCCGCCATGTCTATTGTTGAACAGCTCAACGCCAAAGGACTGCGCACCAGTCAGGGCAACCCCTTCAACAAGAGCAGCATTCCCCGGATCATCCAGAACGAAGCCTATCGCGGCGTGTACATCAGCAAATCGTATGACGTGCGCATTGAAGGAGCCATTCCGGCCATTATCGACGATGAACTTTGGGAGAGGGCACAAACCATGTTGAAACTGAACCGTCAGCTCAAGGCAAAGAATGAACCAAAAGCGGACTACATCCTGTCCGGCAAGCTCTACTGTTCCTGCGGTTCCCTTATGCGCGGCATGAGCGGGCACAGTGCCACTGGCGAGGTCTACCGCTACTACACCTGCCCCAATAAGGACTGCCACCTGCGGAACATCCCGAAGGACGATCTGGAAGGAAAGGTCATGCAGTCCATCGTGGATCACCTCTTGCAGCCGGAATCTATGGAAGCACTGGCCGAAGCTATGGTCGAGGTGCAAAAGGCCGACGCTGAAAAGCCCAACGCCGAACGTGTAGCCATCGAACAGAGCCTTGCCGATGTCCGCCGCCGCAGTAAAAACATTTTGGACGCCATTGAAAACGGCACTGCCAATGCGCAGCTGTGCGCCCGTCTGAATGATCTGACCGAGCAGGAGCAGACCTTGAGCTTCCAGCTTTCTTCTCTGGAAAAGGAGAAGCCTGTTGCGTTCACCAAAGAGCAGTACCTTTTCCTGCTGGAACAGTTCTTGGTGGAGCCATCCGAGCGCACACCGGAGTATGGTCGCCGTCTTGTTAACACTTTCGTAACAAGTATGGTAGTTAGTGACCGTGAACTGGTTATCAATTTTAATGTTTCGGACGAAACCGTTAACAAAAACAAAAAAGCATCCCAGACAAACTTACAAAAAGAAAGTTCGTCTGGGATGCGTTTGGTCCGAGTGGCGAGAATCGAACTCACGGCCTCTTGAACCCCATTCAAGCGCGCTACCAAAACTGCGCTACACCCGGATATCGTCCTCTGCCTTCCTACCGAAGCATTGGCGACAAAAAATATTATACGCATCTTTCCGGGTTTTGTCAACACTTTTCTGCATCTTTTTCTGATTTTTTCAAGAAAAGTATGATTTTCATCGTATGAGCGCCGCTTTACTTTTTTGCTTTTACGCCAGTTTCCGCATCTGCGGCCCGCAGTTGTCTGTCCTTTTCCAGCAGGGGCTTGAGGTACTGGCCGGTAAAGCTGCCGGGCACCTCGGCCACCTGCTCGGGCGTACCCTCGGCAATCACCAAGCCGCCGGCGCTGCCGCCTTCAGGGCCAAGGTCAATGATGTGGTCCGCACACTTGATGAGATCCAGGTTGTGCTCAATGACAATGACCGTGTTGCCCGCATCCACCAGCTTCTGCAGTACCTCGATCAGACGATGCACGTCCGCAATGTGCAGGCCCGTGGTAGGCTCATCGAGGATATACACCGTCTTGCCGGTGCTGCGTCGGGCCAGCTCATTGGCCAGTTTAACACGCTGGGCTTCGCCGCCGGACAGGGTGGTGGCGCTCTGCCCTAAGGTGACATAGCCAAGGCCCACATCCAGCAGGGTCTGCAGCTTGCGGGCGATCTTGGGCTGGTTTGCAAAGAACACCACCGCCTCCTCCACGGTCATGTTCAGCACGTCGGAGATGGTCTTTTCCTTATACTTTACCTCCAGCGTCTCGCGGTTATAGCGCGCGCCCTTGCACACCTCACAAGGCACATAAACATCCGGCAGAAAGTGCATCTCGATCTGCAGGATGCCATTGCCTTCGCAGGCCTCACAGCGGCCGCCCTTGACATTGAAGCTGAACCTTCCCGGGCCATAGCCGCGCATCTTTGCATCCTGGGTCTCGGCAAAGACGGCGCGGATATCGTTGAACACGCCGGTATAGGTGGCCGGGTTGGAGCGGGGCGTGCGGCCGATGGGCTGCTGGTCGATGCCAATGACCTTATCCACGAACTCAAGGCCCTCCACCCCGTCGCACTTGCCCGCACGGCTGCGGGCACCGTTCAACTCACAGGCCAGCGTCTTGTACAGGATCTCGTTGATCAGGCTGGACTTGCCGGAGCCGGAGATGCCGGTCACACAAACGAACTCGCCCAGCGGGAACCGGACATCAATGTTGCGCAGGTTGTTTTCCCGGGCACCCCTCACGGTCAGGAAGTTTCCATTGCCGGTGCGGCGGGTCTGGGGCACGGCAATGCGCTTGCGGCCGGAAAGATAATCGCCGGTGATGCTTCGCTTAGCCTTACAGATATCCTTTACGGAACCCGCCGCCACGATCTCGCCGCCGTGAACGCCCGCGCCGGGGCCCACATCCACGATATAGTCCGCACTGCGCATGGTATCCTCGTCGTGCTCGACCACGATGACGGTATTACCGAGGTCCCGCAGGTTCTTCAGGGTCGCAATGAGCTTATCGTTGTCACGCTGGTGCAGACCAATGCTGGGCTCGTCCAGCACATAGAGCACACCGGACAGCGCACTGCCGATCTGGGTGGTGAGGCGGATGCGCTGGCTTTCGCCGCCGGACAGGGTGCCAGCCGCACGGGCCAGGGTCAGGTAATCCAGACCCACGCTCTGCAAAAACTGCAGGCGGTTCCGGATCTCCTTCATGATCTGACCGCCGATCTGCCTCTGCTTCTCGGTCAGGTTCGGCTCATTTTCGGCAATAAATTTCAGCTCATCCCGGATGGACATTTCGCAGAACTCGCTGATGTTCTTATCCCCAACGGTCACTGCCAGCACCACCGGCTTCAGGCGCTTGCCGTGGCAGTCCGGGCACTCCACGCCGGACATGAAGCTGCCGATCTCTTCCTTCATCCACTCGCTGTTGGTCTCCCGGAAGCGGCGCTCCAGGTTCTCCACGATGCCCTCAAACGTATTATAGTAGACACCGCTGCCGAACTCGTTGGTTCGGTGCATCTCGATCTTTTCGCCGTTGGTGCCGTAGAGCAGGGCGTTCACCGCCTCGGTGCTCATATCCTTGATGGGCGTGTCCAGCGTAAAGCCGTATTTTTTACCCAGACCAAGGTAGTACATTTCGCTGACAGAGCCCTCAGCGTAGTACCAGCCGCTGGCCTTGATGGCCCCCTGCCGGATGGACAGGTTCTTATTGGGCAGGATGCGCTCCTCGTCCACCCGCATAAACGTACCAAGGCCCGTGCACTTCTCACAGGCACCCTGGGGGTTGTTGAAGGAGAAGAGCCGGGGCGACAGATCCCCGATGGAGATGCCGTGCTCCGGGCAGGCAAAGTTCTGGCTGAAGGTCATGCACTCCCCACCGATGACATCGATCTCGGCGATGCCTCCGGTCAGGGCCAGCGCAGTTTCCAGCGAATCCGCCAGACGGCCCCGGATGCCCTTGCGCATGGCAAGGCGGTCCACCACGATCTCCACCGTGTGCTTGATGTTCTTTTCCAGCGTGATTTCTTCGTCCAAATCATACAGATTGCCGTCGATCCTCACACGGGAATAGCCGCCCCGCCGGGCGGCATCCAGCTCCTTCTGCTGTGTGCCCTTGCGCTGGCGTACCACAGGAGCCAGCACCTGGAATTTGGTACCGTCCTCCAGCTTGAGCACGGCATCCACCATCTCATCCACGGTCTGCTGGCTGATGACACGGCCGCACACCGGGCAGTGGGGCACGCCCACCCGGGCATACAGCAGGCGCAGGTAATCATAGATCTCGGTCACGGTGCCCACGGTAGAGCGGGGGTTGTGGCTGGTGGTCTTCTGGTCAATGGAAATGGCCGGCGACAGGCCGGTAATCTCATCCACATCGGGCTTATCCATCCGGCCCAGGAACATCCGGGCGTAGCTGGAAAGGCTCTCCACATAGCGGCGCTGGCCGTCGGCATAAATGGTATCGAAGGCAAGGCTCGACTTGCCGGAACCGGACAGGCCGGTCATAACAATGAATTTTTCGCGCGGGAGGGTCAGATCAATATTCTTCAGGTTGTGCTCCCGTGCGCCTTTGATGACGATCTTATCGTTTGCCAAGGTACTTTCTCCCTCTTCTCTGTGTCTGTGCATGGTTCTGCCTGCGCTCGGTCTCGGCATCCGAGTCCACGGTGGGGTTCTCGCCCCGGCGCAGGCGGTCGATCTGGTCACGCAGGAAGGCCGCATGCTCAAATTCCAGCAGCTTGGCAGCCTCCTTCATCTCCCGGGTCAGGCGCTCAATGGCAGCTTCCCGCTCCAGTTTGCCCATGCGGCGGGTATTCCGCTTTGCATTCTCCGCCTTATCGCTGATCTCAATGCTGTCCGCAATGGCCTTGACGATGGTCTTAGGCACGATGCCGTGTTCTTCATTGTAGGCCATCTGGATGGCACGGCGGCGCTCGGTCTCGGTGATGGCGCGTTCCATGCTGTCCGTCACCTCATCGGCGTACATAATGACCAGACCCTCGGCGTTGCGGGCCGCGCGGCCAATGGTCTGGATGAGGCTGGTCTCACTGCGCAGGAAGCCTTCCTTGTCGGCATCCAGGATCGCCACAAGGCTGACCTCGGGCAGATCCAGACCCTCACGCAGAAGGTTGATGCCCACCACCACATCGATAGAGCCCAGGCGCAGATCCTTGATGATCTCCATCCGTTCAAAGGTATCCACCTCGTGGTGCATATATTTGACCTTGATGCCCTGCTCAGTCAAAAAGTCGGTCAGGTCCTCGGCCATCTTCTTGGTCAGGGTGGTCACAAGAACACGCTCGTTCTTCGCCGTGCGGGCGTTGATCTCGCCCAGCAGGTCAGTCACCTGCCCCTCCACGGGCCGCACCGAGATGAGCGGGTCCAGCAGGCCGGTGGGCCGGATGACCTGCTGCGCGATCCGGGTGCTGTTCCGGCGCTCGTACTCGCCCGGCGTGGCCGAGACGAACACCATCTGGTTCAGTTTGCTTTCCACCTCCTCAAACTTGAGGGGGCGGTTGTCAAAGGCCGACGGCAGACGGAAGCCATATTCCACCAGCGTCTTTTTGCGGGCATAGTCGCCGCCGTACATAGCGCGCACCTGCGGCAGGGTCACATGGCTCTCATCCACAAAAAGCAGAAAATCCTCCGGGAAATAATCCAGCAGGGTGGTGGGCATGCTGCCCGGCGCACGGCCCGACAGCACCGCCGAATAGTTCTCGATGCCCTTGCAGATTCCCACTTCGGTCAGCATCTCGATGTCGTAGTTCGTTCGCTGCTGGATGCGCTGGGCTTCAATGAGCTTGCCCTCGGCGGTAAACTTCTTCACCTGCTCGTCGCACTCGGCGCGGATCTTTTCAATGGCCGCTGCCTTTTTATCGGCACTGACGATGTAGTGGCTGGCCGGGAAGATGGCCACATGCTTCACCACGTTCTGCCGGGTGCCAGTAACGGGGTTGAACTCCGTGATGCGGTCGATCTCATCCCCGAAGAACTCCACCCGGATGGCAAGGTCGCTCATGTAGGCCAGATAGATATCCACCGTGTCGCCATGAACACGGAACTTATTGCGGATAAAATTGATGTCGTTCCGCTCATATTGCAGGGTGACCAGCTTTTTGCACAGGTCATCCCGCTCCATCTGCATCCCGGGCCGCAGGCTGATGACCATGCTGCGGTAATCGATGGGATCGCCCAGAGAGTAGATGCAGGACACCGATGCCACAATGATGACATCCCGCCGCTCCGAAAGCGCCGCCGTGGCCGAATGGCGCAGGCGGTCGATCTCATCGTTGATGGCGCTGTCCTTTTCAATGTAGGTATCGGTGCTGGGGATGTAGGCTTCGGGCTGGTAGTAATCATAGTAGGAAACAAAATACTCCACCGCATTGTCCGGGAAGAACGAGCGGAACTCGGTGCAGAGCTGGGCCGCCAGCGTCTTATTATGGGCCAGCACCAGCGTGGGGCGGTTGCACCGGGCGATCACGTTGGCCATGGTAAAGGTCTTGCCGCTGCCGGTCACACCCAGCAGGGTCTGGCAGCGGTCGCCCCGCTCAACGCCCTCTACCAGCTGCTCAATGGCCTGGGGCTGGTCACCCGTGGGGGCATAGTTGGAGACGAGATGGAACTGTTCATCGGCCATGTCTCGGTTCTCCTTTCTGTTCTCAGATGGAACTACAAATAGTTGTGCTTTTCATGTTGATTATAACACAATTATTTTATAATATCAATACGGCCTGAGCATCTCCCCGGTCTGAAAATCGTAGAACGGCAGGCGGTTGGCCTCCCGCATGGAGAAATATTCGCTCTCGGTCAGAATGATATGATCCCGCAGATGCACCTTGACCAGCCCCAGTGCCCGGACGATGTTCTCGGTGGCCATCAGATCCTCCCGCGAGGGCAGGGCCACGCCGTTGGGGTGGTTATGGCAGAGCACCACACTGTCGGTACCGCCCTTGAGGGCTGCCGCCACCACATCCTTGATCTCCAGACTCACCCGGTCGCTGGTGCCGTCCCGCAGCCAGAACAGCCCCTTGATGCGGCTGCGGCCATCCAGCGCAGTCAGCAGGGCGCGTTCCTGCACAGTCCCGGCAAACTGTGCCATCAGGTATTCGACCAGCTGGTCGGTGGTCTTCATGCACTTTTTGCCGTTGACCGCACACTGGGTATAGTATCTGCCGACCTGCGGCAAAAGATGCAGCATCCGGGCGGTAGAGGGGCCTACCCCCTCCACCGTCAGCAGATCCTCCTCGGAAGCATCCAGCACCCCGGCAAAGTCTCCGAACCGGTCCATGAGGACATGGGCAAGGCCGTTGGTGTCCTTGCGGGTGTTGGTGATATAAAGGACATATTCCAGCGCTTCGTGGGGTTCCAGGCTTTCCAGTCCGTACTGCTCTACCCGGGCGCGCATCCGCTGGCGGTGCCCCTTATGCTGGCCGCTTTCCTTTGCCATGGTCGTTCTCCTTTTGCGTTATTACTCTAATAGTACCGTTTTTTCAGCAAAACACAAGGGGGCACAGGAAATATTCTGCGTTGACTTCAAAGAAAGGGTGGTTTATTATAGAGAAAAGGCTTTTTTATGAATCAATATGCCCTCTCAGTCAAAGCCTGCGGCTTTGCCAGCTCTCCCAGAGGTGGATCTGCGAAGCAAAGACGAAGAGGGCTTGTCTTTCATCCAATAAAAGGAACGATTTTATGAAACAATTCACTGCCACTGCAAATGACGAGGGCGTGCGGCTTTCCCGCTTTGTCCAGAGCGTGACCCGCGATCTCCCCACCAGCCTGCTGTACAAGAGCTTCCGCAACAAGCGGGTCAAGGTCAACGGCAAAAAGGGCGCACCCGAGGATCGGCTCAAGGCGGGCGACCTCATTGAGCTGTACATCAACGATGAATTCTTCCCGCCCGAGGGCGCAAAGCCTGCAGCCCGCAAGCCTGCCCCCAAAAAGCAGCAGAACCAGCCCAGGGTGACCGTCATCTATGAGGACGAGAACATTGCCGTGCTGTACAAGCCCACCCACCTGCTCTGCCACAGCGACCGCACCGGCGATGCCAACCTTGTGGACGCATTCACCCAGTATCTGGCCCAGAAGGGCGAGTACGATGCGGGCGGTGAGAATCGCTTCAAGCCCGGCATCTGCAACCGGCTGGACCGTGGCACCGAGGGCCTTGTCATCGCCGCCAAGAGCTACGCCGCCCTGCGGGACATGAACGAGATCATCCGCACCGACCTGCTCAAAAAGGAATACTACACCATCACCGTGGGCATCCCCCAGAGCGGGCGGTTCACGGCCTGGTGGGAGCACGACGAAAAGAACAACAAGGTCAGCATCCACGCCCACCAATCTCAGGATGAGCGCCGCAAGCAGATCATCACCGATGTGGACGTGCTGCGCACTGCCGGGCCTTTTGCCCTGTGCAAGATCGGCCTGGTCACGGGCCGCACCCACCAGATCCGCGCGCATCTGGCCTACCTGGGCAAGCCGGTGCTGGGAGATATCAAATACGGCAACCGCAAGATGAACGAGCGCACCGGCACCCGGACGCAGGCTCTCTGCGCCGTCCGCATCAGCTTCCTGGATATCCCGGAGGAGAACACCCTGCACTACCTCACCGGCAAGGTCATCAAGCTGAAAGACCCCCAGATCCTCAAGCAGTTCGACGCACTGGATAAGAGCAAAGATCCCCATGAATAATATTTTTCTGAAAACTGACCGGCTGATTTTGCGCAGATTGGAAGAATCTGATTTTCCCGATTACGCCGCCTACGCCGTAGATGATGAAATGTCCCGGATGATGGGGCGGCCCATCCTGAAAACAGAAGCGGACATCCGCATCAATTTCAATTGGCTCAAGGATATGGAACCCCGCTGTTACGGCATTATGGAAAAGTCCCGCAGTCATCTGATTGGCAACCTGAGCGTCTGCGCTGTGCCTGCACAACTCACTGGTCTGGAACAATTGCAGGGCAGGCAAGGCTGTACCCTCTCCTACTGCATCTGCCGCACCGCTCAGCGTAAGGGCTATGCCGCCGAAGCGGTCCGTGCTGTCATTGCGGAGCTGTTCAACGCTGAGCAGATAGATTTCGTCCAGTGCGGCTGCTTTGCCTTCAACATACCATCCCAGCAGCTGCTGAGTAAGCTGGGCTTTACGGAGCTGGCACACCTGCATATCCCCATGCCGGAAGGTGAAGTGGAAACGATCGAATCAATTTTATGGAATCCCGGGAGGACACCTAAAATGAACCTGAATCCTTATTTCAAAAGCATCATCGACCAGGACCGCGAGGCCGTGGTTATCTGCGACCTGGATCACACCATCATTTACATGAATCCTGCCGCCGTGGTGGATTACAAAAAATACGGCGGCGCTTCCCTGCTGGGCAAAAGCCTGCTGAACTGCCACAACTCCCATTCGGTGAAAGCCATCCGCAAGGTGGTTGAGTGGTTCGCGGCGGATGCCAGCCACAACATCGTCTATACCTATCACAACGCAAAGCACGACCGCGACGTCTACATGGTAGCCCTGCGGGATGCAAGCGGCACCCTGATCGGCTACTACGAGAAGCACGACTCCCGAAAAGCTGAAACTATGAAGCAGTACAATTTGTTCTGACAAAGAAAGGCGAACTCCACACAAAAA